AGCGTAGAACAGCGCGCTATAAGCGTGTGTACAGACTTAAAGTCAACCCCCATATAGCGAATTTGGCGCGAATTACAATTTATGAACGGAACGGCCGCCTACATAGGCTACGGGGCGCACAGTACGCTGCGATTATACGTATACACTGCTATTATGAGTAGACAGGTAAGTAATATTGACCTATTTCTGTAGAACTCTTCAAACGGTCTGTGTATATGTTCTAACTGTTCCGAATCGGAAAAAGAACCGATGAAATGGGCATTTTTCGATATACACAGACTCAGCCGGTTGCCTGTGGCTCCTAGGTATACTCCCCGGTTGTGCGATTATCCGTTGACAATGCAGTTGACAGTGCGCCGCGTCGGTGTATGATGTGCCTATTGGAAACGGAGACGAGCGCCGCCGTGGTCAGCACAAAAGAGATTCAGGTTCTCGTGGATAGGATGCGCCGGGCTGGCGCGACCGTCGAAGTACGATACGACCGCGTGCCGGCCATAATGGAAGGTCGCGACATGATCGTGGAGAACGTCACCATCACCGACGCGAAGGGTATCGGCCCGCATCCGATGTCGCCGATCGCCGCTGCAGAACGCATGCGCGCGTGGCTCGTTGGACGGGAGGGCTGACGCCATGCCTCGCACCCACCTCGCCCTCACCCGCACCAACGGCCACCCCCTCGCCGGCACGCTGGCCCCGGACGCCGCCGCGGCATGGGACTGGATCGCCCGCACCATTGCCGCTCAATTCAACTGTCTCCCGGATGACGTGGACTACGACGAGCCGAACTTGGTGACGGTCAACGGCGAGGCCGTGGCCACTTGCCATATTTGCGTTGACAATACACGAAACTAGCGTATCATGCGGGCCAACGTAATAGGAGCGCCCATGTGGCCCCAACTCACATTCATTGTCATTAGCGTCGCCGGTGCGACTCTCACACTCGCCAAAAGCGACAAGGATTGGACCGATCGCGCCGGTACGTTCATCGCGCTTTTCATCACGCACGGCCTGCTCTGCGCCGGCGGCTTCTACAACGTGTTTCTGCACTGATGCTTAAGCCCGGCACCCGCGTCCGCTGGCTGTTCGGCATCGGCACCGTGCTCGCCGTCGAGGACGGTTGGGCGTGGATCCGGACTCAGTGGGGCGGCTATGTGACGTGGCCGGTCAATGTGCTGGAGGCGGTGGATGCGTAACTTTGCGTGGGCATCCGCGATCACAATGGGCCAATTGGCGCTGTTGCTCGTGCTCGGCGCGACGCTGGCCGGCGTGCTGCGGTGGTAACACAACAAATGGACAGGACATGAAACGAATCTCAGTCGACCAGACGGACATCGGCTTCCGCATCTGGAATACCATCATGCAGGCCGGTTGCGCCGTGAATGTCACGCTCGACGGCGTGCCGCAGCCGCATGTGCTCGTCGCTGACGAGGACGAAGGCTACATCGTGCGCCAAGGCGCCGATCCGATCGGCGATATCAGGTCCGGCAAATGGCCGGTCGAGACGGTGCGCGGTTTGGTGCGAATCGAAATCGTGACGCCTGTGGCGACGGCACAAAGCAACGCGGCTGGAGAGAGCACGCCTCAAACAAGGCGGGCGGCACGTCGCGCGGCCGGTAAGAAGCGCGGCAAGTAGGATGCGACCGTTGAAACGCGGCGCCCTGGTCGACGTCAATTCCAGCGACGGTCGCCCGAGCCTCTATCGCGTCATCGTGCCCAAGACCACTGTGACGCCGTTTCACGACGGCTCGGATGGGTGGGCAACGATGCGCCGATACGATCCGGCCACACGGCACTTTGGCCCGCCGCGTCCGGTGCAGGTTGATCGGGTGGTGCGAGTGTATCCGCGGAGCAATTGTCCGTTGGAGTTGCCGGTGAGGCCGGCTGTGTGCATGGGGAGGCAGGCGTGACCAACGAACAATTACTGCAGCGGACTGCGGCTGCCCGCGGCGAGGCGCATCGTGCTCCGTTCGCCGAGTGGAGCAAAGATCATCGCGGTCACAGCGCCATCGTGAACCATACCTCCGCATGGGCGACGCGGTCGAATGAATTCATCGATCTTGCGGCGGAGTGCAAACGGCGCGGCTTGCCGCTGCCGGATCGTGACTGTCCGGCGGGAGCGCACGATGAACGCTAGGATCGGCGACTGGATGCAAACAGCCCACGGCCGGCAATACTGCCCGTTGGAATTGCCGAACAAAGGGAGGCGCGCGTGATGCGAGTGTTTTGGCTATGGATCGATAGCGCAGTGGCGGCGGCATGTATCGCCCTTGCGATTCGCGATGTCTCAACGTGGTCTGCGGTCCTACACAGTGCGCTTGCCGGCGGCTTAATCGGACTCGCTGTCTATTGGGCGACGGAGACGATGCGTGCTTGACCTACTGGCGACCTACCCCCTCGTCTACCTCGGCACGCCGTACACCAAATACGCCGACGGCATCGAGGCTGCGTTCGTCGACGCATCGCGCCTGGCGGCGGTGTTGTTGCGCGCCGGCGTGCGCGTCTATTGTCCGATCTCGCACACGCACCCGATCGCCGTTCACGGGCGCATCGATCCCCTCGACCACGCGATCTGGTTGCCGTTCGACCGCGCCATGATGGACGCGAGCGCCGCGATGGTCGTCGGCATGCTGCCTGGTTGGGGCGATTCGTTTGGCGTGCAGCACGAGATCGACGTGTTCACAGCGGCCGGCAAGCCGGTGCATTATCTGGATCCGGTGGATGTGGGTGTAACGTGCATTCAGTGACGGTAACGCTCCGCACTCGCGACATGAACCCGCCCCTGCAGGTCATGGGCGCTACGCCCGACGCAACCTGTCCCCTCGCCGTCACCTTGGCGCACATTTACGACCACGACACGAGCCGCTGGCATGTGCATTCGTTGGGCGGCTATTACGTCACGCACCGGCCGACCGGCTGGCAGCTCGGCGGGGTGCGGTTCGGGTCGGTGCAAGAGGGGCTGGATGTGATCGAGCGGGCGGACTGGCGCTTTCCGGCATGGGCCGCGGCCAATGGGGGCGATCGAGACCCGGCGACGCTGGCGTGTAAGGTCAAGTGGCGCGCTGCCACGGAATTAGGTTGACAATACACCCACGCGGCGTATAGTTGACGACCAAACAGGAGCGCGTGTCCTGATGCTCTACGAACTCGCAAATCTAGCCGGTAGCGCCATCTTCGCCGTGTGCCTGTTGCTGGCGGCGGTTGGCTTTGGGGCCTGGTGATGACCGATACGCGATACAAAAACGCGCGGTGGACGATACACACCAACGACAACTGCACGATACCTGCGTCCGACGCACGTCTCGCCGTCCTCATGGACATCCGCGACGAGATGCAGTCGATCGTCTCGCTGTTGCGCTGCCATCGCATCCCGAAGGCGCTCGATGCCGTGGTCGCCATGCACAAGCAGGGCGTCAAGCGGCGTGTCGTCAAGAAGCGGGTGAAGAAATGAGCGACATCGCTGTACTTGAAGCGGATGTTGCCCGCCTCGAACGCGATCTAGCCGCGGCGTTCGAGCGCAACACCGCGCAGAACGAGCGCGACGATGCACTGGACGAGAATGACCGGTTGACCAAGGCGATGCCAGACGAAGGAACGGTAGAAAACTACGAGGACGCCCTGTGGCGCGTCCGTTACTGGCTCCATGACGGGCTGTTCTTAAAGAAGCCGATCGAGCCGCCGCAGCGCATCTTGCGCGTGGTCGAGCGGGCATTGGGGGTAGGATGATGCAATTCTGGCGAGGCGTTTTGGCGGTTATGTGCGGCGCGCTTTTGATTTGGTTCTGGCATTGCGGTCCAATGCCTGCTGAAACGCCGGGCTGGCTTGTCGTCCAAGCCATCATTGGGTGGGTTACGGTGTGGCAGATCATGGCGTGGTCGATCTACACCGCCATTTCGGAAGCGGTGAAATGACCCAACTGCTTCTAAACAGCGGCAACGTCCTGCGCATTTCGGGGGCCAACGGCGACTCGGTGCGCGTCATCTCGCCGCTTGTTCGCTCATTGCCGACACAGACTCACACGTTCAACTCTGCTGCGCCGGCCTCGGTACATTACGGCCCGTTCGCCCGCGATGTGGTGTTTACGCTTGACGTACTGGCCGGCAATCCGACTTGGACCACAGACGACGCCCTCACCACGTCCCTTGACCGCGCCACAGACCGCATCCGTTCCGCACGCGTCATCGCAACCGCACTCAACGAAGGATCCAAAGCAATGGCATTGGTCGACAAATTCCGCACCATCGCGGCGCGGTCGCATGCGATCCCCAAGGCGCTGGAGGCGCGTGCCGATGCGCTCGCGGCTCGTTTGGACGCGGTTGAGACGCGCGGCGACCAGGCGTTCAAGGGCCACGAGGATTTTTTGGCTGGTGTCGAGAGTGGCGTCGCCGCTGCCGAGGATGCGCTGTCGCAGCTCACTAATGGGGCGCCCAATACCTAAGCATCCGCACCCTTCCGGCCGTCCGATCCGCCGCACCAAATGCGTCGAGCGGCCGATCTGGCGCATTCCGGACAGCCAGCCGAACGTGCCGCGATTGCGCCGCGGCGAGTTGGTGAGCGCGATCGGGTTCTTGCATCGGTTCGAGGAGGCGGAGGATGGCGACGATGATCTCGCGACAAGGCGACCTGTTCGATGAGCGCAACTAGCCACTGTGACGCCATCCGCCTGTCAACCGGCGATTACCAGTGTCGTCGGTGCCGGCTGTCGTGGGACCACGACGAGGAAAAGCCGCCGTGCCTGTGGCAGCGGCAGTTGCAGCCCGTGGCGTTTCAGTCGGGCCTGCCGTACTTAGAAGTTGACAGTGCGTTGCGGTAGTGTATCCTACGCGGTATGACTCTGACTATCGAATACGTCCGTCGCCTGGTCGACTACAATCCGGAAACCGGTGAGTTCAGGTGGCGACCGCGAGAGGTTCGCTCGCACTATGACCGTATATGGAACACTCAGAATGCGGGTAACATAGCCGGTTGCAACGCGCACCACGGCTATCGCGCGATTACGCTTTACGGCAAGCGGTACTACGCTCACAGGCTTGCCTATTTCTATATGACCGGTGAGATGCCGCGAAATATAGACCACAAGAACCTCGACACAACTGACAACCGTTTTGCCAATTTGCGTCCGGCGACTGCGACTCAGAACCACGCGAATAAACGAAAGTCTCCACAAAACACGAGCGGTGTGAAAGGCGTAAGTCTACATCGGGCTACGGGTAAGTGGCAGGCGTCTTTGAGCGTAGAGAAGCGTCGGGTGTGGCTTGGTCTACATGAGAGGCTTGAGGACGCGGTTGCCGCTTACAATAGAGGGGCCGTGGAGCATTTTGGGGAATACGCTCGCTTGGCGGAAATTCCGCCGGAAATGCGCTCCTCGCAGTGATTACCCTTCGGCGCCACCAAATCGAAATAGCCGACGCCATCGAAATGGCGTGGCGCTGCGGCACGTTGCGCCCACTGGTCGACGCGTGTGTTGGATCCGGTAAGTCTCTGAGTATCGCGGAACTGTGTCGGCGCGCGTGCGAGCGCGGCGAACGATCGATCGTGCTCGTCCACAAGAAAGAGTTGGCATTTCAGGACTACGCGGCTCTGCAGTCGCTTGGCGTGCGTTGCGGCTTGAACGGCGATTCGCTTGGTGAGCGCACATGGCGCGCTCCCGTTATCGTGGCGATGATTAACAGCGTATATCGCAACGCTGCCGCCTTCGGCCACATCGACAATATCTTTATTGACGAGTGCCACCTGATCCCACATTCGCAGGCCGGCATGTACCGCCAATTCCTGCGCGGTTTTCCACATGCGCGCCAAGCCGGCTTTTCCGGCACGGTATTCCGTTTGCAAGGCGGGTCGCTTGTGGAAGGCGAGGAAGCGCCGTTCGATAAGGTCGTCTACCGATATTCCATCATTGACGGCATCCGCGACGGCTACCTTGTCCCTGCGTTCTCGGCCAGCGTCACGGATACGATGGACTTGTCTGCGCTTAAGACGCGACAAGGCGAGTACACGGGTGATTCGCAAGACACGCAGATGCTCGCGCAAATGGATAATCACATTTGCCAGTTGATTCCATACCGCAGCGAGCGTCGCGCGTGGCTCATTTT